CGACACGCGTCAACGCGTTGCCGACCGACACGTCATCCATCTGCGGAGAGACCGGCGTGAACGGCACGACGAAGTCTCTCGTATCGACGCCGCTACTGACGTTCGGCAGCTGCGGCGTTGACATCGGACGTTGGTACGTCGAGTTCGGAGCTCGCCGAGTGTTCGTCGCCCCTGGTGAATCGTTGCGAGCGGTCGTGACTGGAATCTTCATGTCCAGCCAGATCCCGTGCTGTAGTAGGAGCCGTACGGCCTTGATGGAGTCATCAGGCGGCTAAATGCTCGTCCTGCATCTCCCACGGCACGTCGCGCGTCAGGCGAACTCAGGATCGTCCCGGGCATGCTGATCCCTGCACCGATCGACCGCTGCGTTCCTGTCATCCGTGCGACGTCGCCGGCGTAACGGTAGGCGTTCGCCTGTGAGAGCAGCCCAGCAGCCCGCACCTCGCCGCCGTAGCGCGTGAGCGCAGCAGCGGAACGCGTGGCACCAGAGAGGTACTCCCCCTGCTGGCGGGCAACGTCGCCGGCAAAGCGCAGGCGGGTCGCTTCCGCTCTAGCAGCCTCAGCGCGGAGTCGACCGTCGGCCGTGATGAGCGACGCCTCGTCGAGGATCGCGTCCCGCTCGCGAGCGCCGCGGATCGTCTCTCGCGACACCTCGAGGTCGAATTCGTTCTCGAGATCCATGAGCGCTAGGAGAGGCGACCCTTCCGTGCTCACGCCGGACGCGCCGAGCAGCGCACGCCCTGCCCCGGTGGTGATGTCGCGCTCGCGGCGGATGTCGCGGATACGATCACGGCTGGCATCGCGAGAGTACTCCGCCTGCGCCGTCATCACGGCCGCGTCGCGCGCAGCGGCCTCTTCGGCAATGCCGGCCTCACGATACGCCAGGGCGGCGTTGATGGCCGCCGAGCGATCGGCGAGCTCGGCCTCGTGCTGTCGCTGGATCGCTTCGTTTTCTTGCAGCGCGGCCTGGTAGGAGGCCGCGCGACGGTTCTGCTCGGCCTGCTGCTCGGCGGCGCGGGCGGCCTGCTCGTTGGCTTCTGCCTGCGCTGCGGCCTGCTGCTGGCTGGAGTAGATCGTGTACGCGGTGCCGGCGGCGATGATGACGAGCGTCGCGAGGGTTGCCATGGTCTATTCCTCTGAAGGAAGGATCCGATAGCGGACGTAATCCTCCCCACGCGGTCCGTACTTCCTCATGAAAGACTCGAACTCGAAGCCGAGGTGTTCGGCCCATCGACGGCCGACAGCAAAGTTCGCGACGACGTCGGCCTGGATCCGGTGATAGCCACCGTCGCGAACGATGCTGCCGAAGATCGTCTTCACCGCACGATGAACCTCGCGCCGATGTTGTCGACCGAGTTCGGTCACGACCGCCCAAGCTTCACCCATCCCGGGCCAGAAGGTCGCGACGCCGGCGCACGCCGCGACCTTGCCGTCGATCAGGCCGGTGAACGCAGGCCCGCGGTCGTGGTAGATGACGCCGGCTTCGTACGCGTCGCCGATGACGTGCGGGCTGTTGATCGCCTCGACGTAGTGATTCGGCTCGAACGGAACGACGATCACCTCGGAGAGACCGCCAGGGTGCCGGTGAGGCTGGTGACGTGCATCGGCAGCGGCTGATCCTGCACGATCTTGATGCGCCCCTCACGATCCCATCCAGGCGTCGCGGTGAGCTCGATGTCATCAGAGACCAGAGACGGTGCCGCGTCCATCAGGTCGGCCGCGCTGCGCGTCGGCAGTACCCGATCGCCGACCTTGCCGCCCATCGACTCGAGCACGCGCACGATGACCTGGATCCACCGCTTCAGCAGACCCTGCGCCGTGCCACCCTGCTGCTGCACTTCGGCGCGCAGTGTCTCGAGCGTCGAGGTGTACTTCAGACCGATCTCCATCTTGAGGGCCGAGATGTCGACGGTGACGGACCCGCTCGACACGGTCGCCGTCGGATACACGGCTCCGTCGCCCAGTAGCTGCACACTCTTTCCCTCGAGATGCGAGAGTCCCGTGAACGTGAACGGAGCGATGCCCCATCCGCTCGCGGCGATGCTGGTCGACGCGAACGCGTTCTTCACGTTGACGGTCACGACGGTGCCGCTCGTGAATGCGGTGATCAGGGCACGACCGGTGCCGGCGCGGATCTCTTTGCCGACGTCGCCGGCAGCGAACACCGACGACCCAGCGGTCGCAGTGACACTGGTTCCGCTGACCGCGGACAACGTCAACGTCGTCGCCTGCGTGCCGTCGTACGCCAGCATCGAGTCGACGTAGACCTTGTTGTAGTACCCGTCCTTGTCGTCGAAGAGTTCGATGTAGCGCCTTGTAGCGCTGTTGATCGTTCTCTTCACCACGACCCAGACCTGTTCTCGGTCCCCGTCAGGATGAGGAATCACCGCGACGCTCTCGAACGAGCCGTCAGTGATGTGCTCGTGCCACCCGACGACGTCCTGGTTACGCTCGTACGTCATGCCGAGGAGCTCACCGTCGGCTCTGACGGCCCAGAGCATCGGGTCCTCTTCCTGCTGAAAGTCCATGTCGACGATCTTCTTGTCGGTGGACTTCGTCGACCGCAGAAGGTGTTCCGCCAGGATGGACAGGTCGGGTGCGACGTACGCGTCGGCGTCGAAGTTGAACGTGAGCTCACGGACCTTGCGGCCGCTTCTCGTGGCGAAGAGCACGACGTTGCCGACACGCACCGGAGGGACGGTGCTGCTCCCGTACGTCGTCTCCGGTCGCACGTCGATGTTCGTCGGCGTCATCGGCGCATCCGACGCGCCCCTGACGCGGAACTCGCCGCCGAGCGTCCCAATGAGGAGCACGCGGCTGCCCTTCATCCAGCGGATGACGTTCACCTTGTCGGAGCCGATCGTGTAGGAGACGGGATCGTCGTCCGTCGTCCCCGGCGTCATGTCCTCGAAGGAGTTCGTCTTCGAGCCCCAAAACGTCTGCGGGTTGTCCTTCGTCCCGCCGAAGAGGAGGCGCTCTTCGAAGAACGTGATCGCGCGAGGAAAACCGCGCTTCGTCGACCACGCGCCCTCACGGAACGCGACCGAAGCCGTTGTCGCGCCGAAGTTGGACTTCACGTCTGCAGTCGCCGACGTCGAGCTCCCGACTGCCGTGACCTTCGCGTAGCCCCAGGTCGAGCCGTGCTTCAGGCGGAAGTACGCCCCGACGTGCCCCGACTCGAAGAGCGCAGCCGACGCGGTGAGCGTGATGCCGTTACCGCTCGCGGCCGACGGCGTGATCGTGATATCGGTGCGCTCGTCGAGGTAAGGCCCGTCACGGAAGTCGACCTCGGCCAGTGTCCACGCCGTATGCGACGTGCGCGTCAGCTTCCGCACTGTGTAGTTCTTGTGGACGATATAGAAGACGTCCGCGGACTGCGCGTAGGCTATCTCGAAGAGGTCGGCCTCTACGTACGGCGTCACCACCTCGACCGGTGTGCCGGAGACGATCTGTGCTTCGTTCCGGTAGAACCGGAAGTAGAGATCGCCAACCTCGATGATGTAGGCGTCGGAGTCCGAGTACTCAAATGGCAGGAGGCGCGTCTTCTTCGCGCTCGTCTTCACCTCGGCGACGTACCGCGTACCCGGTCGGCGATCCGCGCCGCCGTACGGCAGGGCGACGAAGTTCTGCATCGTCTTGACCGCGTTCGCGTAGCGCTGGATGTCGACGCGACCCTCAAGTCGCGGACTGAATGCACCAGAGGTGAAGCTCGACTGGAGCGGGCGGTAGTTCGCCACCTTACCGCCTCACGTCGATAAGCGTGGTGTTCTTGACCTGCTGCGGCGTCCCCTCCATCCCGTCCATCGCACGGGCGCGGGCGAGCTTGTACTCCTTCAGCTTCATCATGGCGTCCGCGACCTTGACGTCCTGCATGATCGGGATCGCCATCTCTGCCGCGAGCGCCGCCTCGAGCGCCTGCACGAAGAGGGCGTCGTACTGCGCTGGGTCATCGATCAGAGCGATGTAGCGGATCTTCGCTGTGGTCTCGTCGGTGAGGAGCTCGCGCCCCTCGATGACGAACTCTGCCTCCTCGTCACTCATGGCGAGCACGCGGAGGCAGTACGGATCCGCCGGCAGCTGGTACGCGTAGTCGTAGCCGAATGCCGGCGCATCAGAGAGACGCGCCAGTGAGCTCCGACGGATCGCGAAGTTCCACGGGTGCTCTCGGAGGAGTGCATCCCGAGTTGGCTCGTAGAGACGGTTCGCGAGGCGCGCCGGATTACTGTCGTCCTCAAGCGACGTGATCGACGTCGAGCCAATCTTCAGCAGGGCATTCGAGCAGATTTCGACGACGGACAGAGCCATGCGCTACCTCGTGGGTGAGGAGAGAAACGGCCGGGAGCCGTTGAGCCCCCGGCCGTAGGCGGGATCAGTTGCCGGACACGTACGCGACGTAGCCGTCGATCGTGTCGTTGTCCTCGATGTTGCCGGTGTCGATCATCGCGTAGACGATGACGCCGTCGCGGCTGTCGAGCGTCTCCTTGCCGCCGGCCGGCAGCGGGAACGCCTTGTCGAGCGCACCGCCGCCCGCGTCCTCGTTGTCCGCGAAGCGGTTGTCGTCTTCGGCGACCGCGGTGCCGTCCGGGTTCGTGAACGCACGCGTGCCGATGTGGATGTCGGCGTTGGCGGCGAATGCGGACGTCACGAGACGCGAGAGATCGGGGAGCACGACGATGCGCCCGGGCGGCAGGCGCACCAGGTTCACCTCGCCGATGCCCGCACCCGCGGCGTGCGTGTACGAGAACGGCGCGTAGCGGACCGGCTTGTCGTGAAACGGTGCCGCCTTCTTGTTGCCGTCGACCTGGTTCGTGTACTCGGTCGACTTCGTGGGAGATCCGGTGAAGGCCATGAGTTCTTCCTCTGTGTGAGTGGTGAAGAGCGGTGGCGGGCGGCCGCCACCGCATTACGTCAGCGAGACGTTGTCAGGATCAGTAGGCGACCGACTCGTCGACCCCGACCTCGACGACCTTCTCGTCCTCGACGCGGGTCGCGCCGAGCGTCGTCTCGCAGTAGACCTGCGTCGCGTACGACAGGTCGTCGCGCTCCGACACCTTCGTCGAGATGTCGCCGTTCACCGCGAGACCGATCGCGTTCTTCAGCCACGCGATACAGAAGCGGGTGTTGCCGGTCTTCGCCAAGCGCGTGGTGCGCTTGAACTTAAAGCCCATGTACTCGTCGATCTTGCCCTCGGCGAGCGCCTTCACCGCGTTGTAGTCGGCGCTCTTCACCTCGGTGGAGTTCATCAGCTGGAGCAGCGACTTCGGCGACGCTGCGAAGACCACCTGCATGTCGGGGTCCTCGACGTCGATGTCGTTGTTCCAGAAGATCTCCTTGGTGGAGAGCAGCTTCGCGATCGTCAGCCCCGTGGTGCCGACGGCGACCTTCTGCCCGGACGGCAGCGCCACCGCGGAGGCGGCGAGGTCGGCGTCCACACTGTACGCGTCGCCGCGCGCAGCCTCGAGGACGATGGTGTCGATGCGCCGGCCGAGCGCCCACGCGCCCAGCTGAGCGTAGTCGCTCTCCGGGCTCGTGAGCATCCGCTCGACGTCGTCGGAGTCGATGAGCGACGCCCAGTGCCAGTCCTGCGGCGTGACACGCCGACGGCTGTGCTCCTGGTCGATGTTCGGCGTCGGCGCGAACCGCGACGTCTTCTGCACGGCCTCCGTCGCGGCGAGGCGGTCGAAGTACGCGGCGTTGCCCTTCAGCGGCTTCTCGCGCACCATGCCGCGGAACTTGCTGCCCTTCTGCTGGGCGAGCAGGATGACGTTGTCGTTGAACTGCCTGATGTGTGCTTTGTCGATCGTGACGGCCATTGGATTTCCTTCCGATGGGATTGAGCGATGCGGGTCGTCACGGAGGGTTGCCCGCCCAATGCGGACCCTGCCTTGTCGCTACGGGGACCATCCCGCCGGCGCTTGCCGCCGGCGCACCAGGACTCTCGCGAGTTCCCCTGGCCTTTACTTCTCTGGGTAGGCGATCTTGTAGAGGTTGCGGACGTACTTCACGCGCTCGTCGTGACCGGGCTTGCCGGCATGACGACCGTGATACAGATCGTTCGGATCGTTCTGGATCCGCGCGATCTCCGCCTTCGCGTCCTCCGCCCCCGGCACGCCGGGGACATCACCTGCGATCGAGCCTTCCTCGGCGAGCAGCGCGCCGACGCGGGCGAACATCTTCACCAGTACTGGGTCGTTGCCCAGCCCCGTCGTCTCGAGCTTCTCGAGGAGCTCTTTGCCGCCGACCTCGAGCACGGCGCGCCGTGCAAGGGTGACGTTCTTCTTGAAGCCGGCCGGACCCCACTCCTTCTGGAGCTCGTCCTCGACCTGCTTCCGACTCTGGGCCAGTTCTGCCTGGCCCTCGCCGAGCGTGCGCTTGTAGTAGTCCAGCACGCCGGCCATCTGCTTCTGCGTGAGCCCGAGCTTGTGAGCCTCGAGCGCGAAGCCCTTCGCCGCCTCGGCGGGAACGACGTCGTCACCCGTGATCTCGTACTTGTCGGGCGATTCCGGCGGCCCTTCGATCAGCCCGTGCTTGACGAGCTTGTCGCGGACCGCGGCGATCTCTTCGGGCTTCGCGTCCTTACCGGGAAGCTTGACGCTCTGCCCGGCATAGCGCTGGCCCTCGAGGTAGCCCTTCGCCAGCAGGGGACCGGCCTCGTTCCAGTCCTTGCCCTTGATCGTCTCGAAGACCTTCTCGCCGCGGAGACTCTCGTCGAGACCCGCGCGCCAGTCGGTTACCTCGGCATTCCGATTGCCATCGTTCGCGGGCGTCTCCGTCGCCGGTGTTTCGACGACTTCCTCGTTCTCCGCTCCGATGATCGTGCCTGTGGTCATTCAGCCTCCTCGTCGCTCTGAGTGATCGCGTCACGTTGCCTGGGTGCGGCGTCGGTGATCGCGACAGTCTGCTTGTCCTGCACTTCTTCGGCGAGCTCGAGCAGGCCGAGAATGCGCAGGTATACGGCGCGCTCGCCTTCCTTCGCCGCCGTCGCGTACGGATCGCCCTCGGTGTAGGACCGGCGACGGCCGTAGATCTGCTCCAGTTCCTGTAGAACCTTGCGACCAGGAGGCGTCGAGAACGTGTCGCGGTACGCGTGCGCCTGCTCGACCTTGTCGTTGAAGATCGCTCTCATGCGCCTCCCGGGACCGCGCCGGCGAGCGCGGCCATCGGACCGCCAGCGGCCACGCTCTCAGGCGTCACCAGGCCTTGCGGCGCAACGGCCTTCACGAGCGGCCCAGTAGCGCCGGCGGCTTTCATCTGCTCGATCTGCATCATCTGTTGCTTCTCGGCGTCGGCCTTCTTCTGACGCTCCGCACGGGTCTTCTCGACGACACGCGGATCCTTCTTGAATCGAGACGCGAGCCCGTTGGCATCGCCGATGCCGCGCGCCATCTCGTCGAGGTCGTAGTTGTCGAGGACCGTCGGATCGGTCTGCGCGAGCGGCACCAGCATCTCGAGCGTCCGCTGGATCGCGGCGACATCGCTCGCCTTCGCCGCCCTCGCGAGCGGCCCTTCGTACTCGACGTCGAGTTCGGCCATCCCTCCGAGCATCTCGGCCTGTTCCATCAGGATCGGCGGCAGAGGCAGCAGTACGCCGGCTCTCGCCATCATGCTGAGGCATCGATGAATCAGCGGCGCGAGGAGCTCGGACTCGAGACGCCCGAGCGTCGGACCGAGCAGTCGCTGCATGAGCTCGTAGCGACGCTCGACTTCCGTCGCCGTCATCTGCGGGCCTTCTTGCAGCTGCAGCTGGTCGTAGAAGAAGATCTGCTGAATCGATCGGCGCAGATCCTCGGACTTGATCTGGTCGACGTCGTACTTCGCACCCGTGGTGATCGGCTTGATCGAGCCGGCCTCACGCACCGTGTTCAGCGCCGCCGGCGTCCACCGGACGGATCCGATCACGCCGTCGTCGACCACTTCCATCGGCGGGCGCAGGTCGATCGCCCACGCTTCGAGGCCCATCTCCTTCGCCTTGTTCAGTGTGCGGATGTCTGGCAGAGCCGTGTGGCCGGGGCCGTAGCCGTACTCTCCGGTGCTCGAGGTCTTCGTCCACCGCGGCACCATGTACGGCAGTTCGTAGTACCCACCCTCCTCGAGGAGGCTCTTGTCCTCCATCGAGACGTAGCAGGACGCGAACTTCCTCGACTTCGGCGTCTTGCTGTACTGCGCGAGCACGCGCGGGTACACCGCGTGGAGGATCTTGACCATCTGGTCGGGATCCTTCTCGGCGATCTGCGCGATCTTCGGGCCGACGTTCTTACCCCACTTCTGCACGGCCGCGCCGGCGGTGAGCTCGAACTCGCGCATCACCGTGTCGACGCGCCCCTCGGCGTTCTCGGCGATGACATACTCACCGACCGCGAGCGCCTTTAACTGGAACCCGTTGAAGAACGGGTCGTCGCCTTCCTTCTCCTCGACGAAGAGACAGCCGATGCCGAAGGTGCCGAGGTCGAGGTAGACCTCCTGCATCTCGGCCGCGAAGTTCGATTGCCGCAGCCCGAGTGAGAGACGGTCGCGCGTGTCGTCGAGCCAGACCCCGACGTTGCGGTCGAGGTTCAGCATCTGGTCGCGCATCTTCAACCGGAACCACATCAGCTGACCCGGCGTGAGCGAGCCCTGCATCGACGACGCGAGGAGCTCCGCCGAGCGCGGCGCGGTCGAGTCGTACTTCTCGGTGTCAAGCTTCGTCCCCGGCGTCCGGCGCACGGAGATGTTCGACTTGCGCGGCACGATGTAGTCGGCGAGCTCTTGCCACTGCGGCCGGCAGAGATCCTGCTTCTGCTTCAGCCGCGCGTGACGCTTCAGCAGCGTGACAGCCCCGGTCTCACTCACCGAGCAGCGTCTTCTTCTGCGTCGGGACTTCGTCGAGCAGTCCCGCCGGCCCGCCGAGGTTGAGGATCGTGCGGCGACGCGTCACCTTGCGGGACTCGTACGCCTTGTCCTCATCCTCCTTCTTCTTGCGGGCCTTCTCGGCTTCCTCGCGCTCGACGCGCGCCTTCTCTTCGGCGACTCGCTTCTCTTCCGCGATGCGGTTCTGCTCGTCGATCGCCGCCTTCGAGTTCAGGAGTTCCTTACGGTAGGCGTCGATCGTCACGTCGTTCTTCATGAGCCGCGTCGAGTCGGCCACCAGGAGGTCGCTCTCGATCTCCTTGCCGAAGATGTCGCGGTACGTCCCGCGCACCGCAGCCCGCGCCTCGCCTTCACCGAGCGGTGGCAGCGACGCCTGCGCGGCTTTGGTCTTCCTCCCCTCTCGCTGCGCCGTCGAGAGCCGCGAGTACTCGATCGCCTCGGGCGTGTTGCCGACACGATTGCGGAAGTCCTGCGTCTTCAACCCGCCGGTGAGCTCGGTCGCATCGCGCTCGAGCTCCTGCTCGTTGGGGTCGCGCCCGTAGAACTCCTGGTAGACGCCGCGCGTTACGTTGTACGCCTCCGACCTCGAGATCGCAGGCGGCGGCGGGGGCGCAGGCGGCGGGGGCGGCGGCGAAGGCGGAGGCAGTGGTGCAGGAGCTCGACGCTTGGATCCCATGAGCTATTCCCTCGCGAACACGTTGAAGTCGGATTCGTATGTCTGCTGCCGGCCGCGGTCGCGACCGAGCGGATCGAACTCAGTGATGGCCCGCACCTGGCGGCGCTGCTCCGGCTCGATGCGCCGGAACCCCATCGCCCCGATGCGGAACGCGTCCGCGCCGTGCGAAGACCAGTCGTGCTTCGGGTCTTTCTTGAACCCCTTGCGGTCCTCGTCCCACTCCTTGTGGTAGTGGCGGAGCGCACTGAGTCCGCGGTCGCACTTCTTCTCGTCGAACCAGCAGAGCGGGAGGATCTGGCGTACGGCGTTGATGCCGTCGTTCACCAGATGTTTCTTCACGATCGTGAAGCGCACGCCGAGCTTGCGAGCCGTCACGGCTCTCTGTTCGCCGGACGTGAACTCGTGGACGGCGAGGTCGTGCGGCCCGTAGTGGCGGCCGTACGTGTAGGGCAGCGCCTTCAGTTCCTTCGCGTAGAAGCCGAGCCCCTCGCCGTGATGCTCGAGGTAATCGATGAAGCGGAGCTCGCGGCCGACCTGCTGCATGAACCAGATCGCCGTCGAGTCGCCGTACCCGAGGTCCCACCAGGTATGGACTTCGATCGACGGCTCCCACGGCACGATCCCGATGCGCGGAGGCTTCGCCTCATCGAGGAGCTTGAACTGCGAGGTGTAGTACGCGCCGACGATCCCACCGTGGAAGGAGCAGTAGTACTCCTGCTGGATCGTCTCTTCGTCCGCGCCAGAGGCGATCTCTTCGTCGATGATCTCTTGCGAGACGACCGGCGTACCGTCGGGGCGGAACGTGTCGCGCACCGTGAGGAGAGAGACGAACCACGTCGCGCGGTCCTTGTTCCTCGAGTAGAGCGTCCACCCGTGGTTCTTGCCGCGAGGCGTGTACACGAAGACCGCCCAGCCGCCGTTCTCCGCGAGGATCGGGCGCGTGAGCTCCCAGGCCTGCGGATCCTGCAGCGAGTACTCGGAGAAGACGCAGCCGACGGGGTTCGTGCCGACGATCTTGTCGAAGTCGTCGGTGCCGATCAGCTGGATGATGGACCCCGGCTTCGTCGAGTCGTCGGGATGACGGAACGTGATCTTCATCTCCGTCTCGTTCTTGTTGTAGATGAGCTCAGCCGGGATGTGATCGAGGAACCGGAAGCCGTCCCGGTCCATGCCGTCCCAGATGACCTTCTTCGCCTGCGCGTACGTCGGGAAGAAGTAGTAGTACGTGCCGACGCGCAGGTTGATCGCGGCGTGGATCATCCAGTTCCACGTCGTCTTGTCTTTGCCGGAGCGACGGTGCCAGACGAGAATCGCGCGCTTACAGCCCTCGCTCATCGCATCGAAGAACGGCAGTTGGTACGAGCGCGGGTCGAACTGGTAGGGAACCTCGATGGACTTCGTGACCGTTGCGGTCATCGCATCTCGTCGAAGTTCGACGGCACCGGCAAGTAGTTCGTCTGCGCGGCGACGGTGTTACAGGGACGCGGGGACGGGCTTGAACTCGACCGGGAAGCACTCACTCAGGAGGACCGGTTGTGCGTCCTTGGCGATCCGAGCAGCGAGCTCAGCCTTGGCCGTGCGGCACTCCTGCTCGGTCTGGAACTCTCCGGTGGAGGTGCCGAGCGGAGACAGGGACAGGGCGATCCAGAGGACGACGGATTCGAGCATGGGAGATCCTCCTAGAGGCGCAGGCTGGGGGATTCGGATTTTTGGTGCGCCCGTCGAATCGGTAGGGAACGCGCCTCACGGCCGGCGCGTTTTGGGGGTGCCGGGGGTCGGAAAGTCTAGAAAATCAAGGTCGCCGCGTACTTAGGCCTGTTCGTGACCGCCCGGTCACGAACGCTTCAGCCAGGGAGCGATGGCGACGTTGACCTGCACCTTGCCGGCCTGCTGCGGTGCGGAACGAGAGGGCTTTACACCAAGGATCTCGCCAGCTTCCCGAGCAGCTGAGAGCCTAGTTCGGTGGTCGATGTCGACGTACTCCTCGACCTCGGACGGAGCTCCGCGGCCCTGCGACACCACGAGGCGCTGCACGACCTTCGCGTCCATTCCCTCGTCGAGCACTCGGCCGATCTTCCTGAAGATCTCAGGAGTTAGACCGCAAGCCTCAAGGGCTCGCTGTCGGTAGTCCTCGAGAGACACAGGGAATGCTTCGCCTTTACTTTCAACTACTTGCACCGTGACGTGACTATCTGGCACGGCAGGCGCGGTCGGCACGAGCTCGACGGCGGCAGATGTCTCCTTTTTACCACTCTTCCTGTGAGCCATCGCTGATGCCTATCTGAGCCATTGGGACTTGCCGGGGCCACGTAGACGCTGCGATCGCACCAGCCAGATCTCTCGAGGGCTCAGGATCCTCGTTCGACACTTCGTCTTTCCCATCCGATACTTGCGGTACGTCGGCGGGAACATATCCTTGCGCTTCGAGAGATGGGCAGACAGCTGCTTCGGGGTACAGGGCACGAGCATGGCCGCGATCACCAGATCAATCGGTGGCTCTAGGCCAATATCGATGAGGTCTTGAAGCTTGACCTCGCCGGCTACCGAGCCGCAGCTGGTGCAGAGATGGAGCGGCACTCAGTGAGATCCTTCGTGTCGACGCCCGCCAGCATCAACTGCACTTTCACCAGGCGTCTCAATGAGTTACAGGCCTCGAGCGTCTTCGCCTCGGCCGTGATCTGCACGGCCGTGATCTGCACTCCACCGAAGGCCGCCAGCGTGAGCATGAACGCATACACGATCTCCACGCAGGCCTCCAGTTGGTACTGCCGCCCTGCGGCGGGCACCATCCGCTGAGCGACCAGCCGGCATACGCCATGACGCTGGCACGTTTACGCATCGCGGTATAGGGCTGCAGTCCGGCCGCAGGGCAACAGGTCGGAACCGCCGTATCGGCACGCAGGGTCCGATCGCCAGCGGTCAGCAGGTGGGACACGAAGGGCCAGGCGGATCTCACGACCCGACTGGCCCTTAGCTACAGGTGGGGGATGTCCTCGAGGCACGCTTTACGCCTCGTCCCTGTTCTCCACCGTACCTGCGTATGATACACCAGTCATAGACACGTTGTCAAGTGTCTAGTTGACCGTCGTGTAAACCCGCGTCATCACGATCTCATAGAGACGTCTGTCGATGAGCTCGTGCCGCACATCCTCGAGCGGCACCACCGGGAGCCGCAGCGTCCACCGCACGATCCTCGGCACGATCGCAGGGGCACGGTACCTGCCGCCGTCGAGCATTCCCCAATCCATCGTCAGGAAAGCCTCTGGCTGCCACCAGGTTCGACGATCCTGATGGGGGTCGCTATCTGTACCTTGCCCGTTGTCAAAGTCTCAGGGACAGGCGTCCTGGGGTCCATGCACCAGGGACAGCTTTCCGCCGGAGCCTGCTCGGCATGGTCGACATGCCTCTCGTAGAGCTCGAGCCGTTGAGCATCCCGTTTCGCCAGGATTGATCGGGCCTCGTCCATCGTGACGACCGCGGGAGCGGCCCCCCTGATCTCTTCCCCTGATGCGGGGCGACGACGCGCGCCGGAGGCGGGCGCGGAGGACGCCCCCTCGTTCGTTTTCTTTCTCTCTTTCAAGGGACGGTTCTCGCGGAGTTCCTTAGCGAGCTCTTTCGAGCGCGCCTTGAAGCGGTAGGCGAGCGACTCTCTCACCTGGTGAGACATCGAACTTCCGTCAATGTTGGCGAGAGCTTCCAGCTTCCTGTGATGATCCTCAGTCAGATGCACGACGAGCTTCTTCATGAGCCTCCGCGAAGCGAAAGTGAGTGGGCCATTCGTGGGCCATTGGTGGGCCATTGGTGACATCGCTGGAGATGTCACAACGATATCGTTCTGGGCCACTTGTGGACTACTCTACAACAGGCGAGTAGCAAGTGTCAAGAGGCCTACTTCTTGCTCTTGCCCGCCGTGTCGTCCCTGACCGCCCAGAGGACGTACGTATCGCCCCGTCGCTGCGTGCGCAGGAGGAGCCCGCGGCGGATCAGCTGCTGGCCGACGGCCGACCGCATGGCGTGCGCGTCGATGCCCTCAGCATCGATCTCGATCGCCTTGCCGTTCTCATAGGCTGTGAGGACAGCCTTCGTGATATCCAGCCAGTGACCGCGCTCCTGCTTGCCGCCCTCTGGCATGGCGACCTGCCGGATCCTCGCCTTCGCCACCATGGAGATCCTCCCGAACCTCAGAGTCTCATGGTCAAAGTATCATTGTCAACTTCCGCACGCCAGTAGCCGCCGCGCCCGCCCGAGCTCGCCGCCGGTCAGGGTGCGCTCGAGTTCCGTCACCCTGGTGCGTGTGAGTTTCAGCATCCGCTCGTAGTCCGTGAAGTCCGCGGGGTCGCCGGCCGCGAAGCTGTCGCGCGCCCGCACCGCCGCCACGTAGTCGTCGACCTTCTTGGCGCTCGAGGTCGCCATGTCCCTCACCTCCCGGTGGTTAGCCGCCCTCACCACCACGCTCGTTGTAGATGGCGGCAATGAGCTCCTCGACGATCTTCCTCTCGCAGCCGCTGCACTCGTCCATGTGGCGCAGGATCTCGTCCATCAGCACTCCTCCCTGTCGAGAATGTCGATCACGTCGTCCAGCACCATGCTCACGCGCACCATCGCTGGATGATCGGAGCGCGGATCCTCGTCGTACACGTAGTCGATGAGCCCCGCGGCCTCGTGGTCGGCCCACTCCATCCGCCGGCGCTCGAGGTAGCGGTTGGGGGCGAAGTAGCGGAAGTCGGGCGAGACTGGGATGACCATCACTGAAACTCTTCCGGGCAGACCTCTCGGAAGAAGCGCTCTTCGCACGCCACGGTATGCGGCTGCGGTCCGCTGTTGTGGCCTAGAGCGCAGACGTGGCACGAGCAACCGCAGCACTTATGGACTTCCATCAAGCGCTCGCCTTCAGGATCTGATGGATCGTCGCCGGCGCGAACGGCTGACCATTGCGAGCCCTATGTCCCTCGTGCTCGAGCTCGCGTGCGATACCGCGGATGCTGCGACCGTCGGCAGCGAGCCGCTTGATCGCGCGGATGATGGCCTGCTCCGGTTCTAAGGACTGCAGCCGATCGCCGATCAGGTTGAACCCGTACGGGATCTTCCCCGAGTACCGCCGCCCCTTCGCCTTCAGCTGCGCGAGCGCGTCCTTCGTCTTCTCCGACACCAGTACTCGGTAGTGCTCGGCGAGCGCGGCGTGGATCGTCGTCATCAGGAGCCCGTTCGAGCTCGTGATGTCGATGCGACCCTCGTTGACGGCGTGGACGTCGATGCCCTTCTTCGCGAGGAGCCGCACCTGGTGGAGGACAGCTTCCGTGTCGCGCGCGAAGCGATCGAGGTGGTAGACGATCACGACCTTCGCGTTGCACTCGGCGCACGCGCAGTGGATCTGGTGGAAGCGGTCGCGGTCGCCGCCAGACACACCGTCGTCGCGGATGACGTGCAAGAGATCTGCGCCGATCTTCTCGGCGTAAGCACGGCAGTGCTGCTCCTGCGTCTCGAGCGACACCTGCTTCGCGCCGGACTCCTTGGAGCGACGGACGTAGATGATGGCGTTCATGAGTTGAGCTCCCTGTTCGCGCGGCGGCAGCCGCCGCAGGTGACCTGCTCCCACGACTGCGTGTAGTGCAGTGGCTCGACGGGCGTCGAGTACGGATTGCACAGCGGCCGGATGTCGCCGCCTTTTGAGTACAGGAAGTGAATGACCATGTCAGTCACCTTCTCACGCCAGCGAGACGTTGTCAAGAGACAATTTCTCGATGACGGCTTCTTTCGCCAGCAGCCACTCAAGCGGGTTGTCGGACGGATCCGTGTCCGTCTCACGCAGCCGCACGCGCCGCTCGAACTTGGCGGTGCCGAAGAGCACCAGCTTGCGAGCCTCGCGGTTTGCGGTGGTCGTCGGGTGCTCTGGGGACTGCTTGATCGGAGCTCCTCGCAGGCGCGCGTGCTTCTCGAGCCAGCGGGTCCGGTGGAACGGATCGCGCGTGTGATTGTGCGCCATCAGCGAACCGCCGGCGGCAGAATGTACGTGTGGACCGCGCGATCGAGCTCACGCAGGCGCTCGAGGAAGGCCTTCGCCTCGGCCTCCGTTTCGAACTGCATGATCGTGGTGCATTCGTTCGGCGGATCCGTGACGACGTTCCAGAGGCGCTCATGGAAGAGTCTCGTGCGGCGCTGCTGCTGGTGCCAAGTAGCCATTGACTTAGCCCTCCACGCCGCCGACCATACGCGTCCGGCGAGACGTTGTCAATTGTTTTCTTGTCCACTCCTACCCTCGACCTACAGTCGGTCCGGGACCTCCGATGGTTTACTGGGATTTTCTGGGACAGTGGGCCATCGGCCGTCGAGGCCTGAAACCGGACCTAACTACGCGGTGGATTTGGTGAGCCGTCTGGGACTCGAACCCAGGACCCCCTGATTAAAAGTCCTAAGGCTCCGATGTTCACGTATCGTGAACACGCGGACTTACTGAACACTCCTACCCTTCGACCTACTCTTTGCGATACCCCTTCGCCACCATGCAGTTGTGGAAGACGTACGCGGTGCCGAATCCACCGGGGTGCGCCATGGCCTGCTGGTTGTTGCACTCGGCGACGTCGCGGTCGAACGATGTGTAGTTGCCGTCCGGCCGAGAGTAGGTCGGCGTCGCGCAGCCCCAGATCGCTAGGGCGAGAATCGCGGCGTAGAGGACGAGTGCCCAGCGTCGATTGATCGTCATGATCAGTCCTCCTCGAGCAGCGAGACCGCGCGCTGTGCGGCGCGCAGGTTCGCCGGCACGTACTCACGGGTCATGGTCAACGACGAGTGGCCCAGCAGATCCTGCACCGTCGCCGGATCCGCTCCTCTGGTGAAGAGCTCACGCGCGAACGTCACACGGAGATCGTGTCGCCAGAGCTTCGGCAGCCCGAGCTCCTCCCGCGCGTGCGCCCATCGTCGGCGCAGCATGGTGTCGCTGGTCTCGGTGAACACGCGTCCCGCGGTCTTCGGCCCGAGCTCCTGCAGGATGTCGAACGCCCGCTTGTTGAACGGGATCGTGCGGTCCTTGCCCTTCGAGTAGTACGTGAACACGCGCGCGACGAAGTCGATCCGCTCCCACTCGAGATCGAGCACGACCTGTTTCCTGACGCCGAGGTTGAAGAGGAGTTCGGCCTTCAGGCGCTCACGGCGGTAGGTGCCGTCTGGCCCTTCGATCGCGGCGTACAGCTGCTCACGCGACGGCTTCGAGATCGCCGTGCGCGTGCGCTTCGGCTCCGGGTAGCGCGTGACCAGATCGCGGACGGCGGGGTTGTGGTCGATGAGCGGTGGCCGCTGCTTCATGCACCACGAGAAGAACGCGGAGAGGTACGCGAGATCGCGGTTGACCGTCGCGCCGCTGATGATGCGGCCGTGCGCTCCGGCCACTTTACACTTCTTCTTGGCGCACGCGTGACACCAGCGCTGCGCCTTGCGCCAGGCTTTGTACTCCTCGACGTCGCGCGAGGTGATGGACGTGAGCGCGCGGTCGCCGAGGTGCCGGGAGATCAGCTTCCACGAGTGCTGCTCGCTCCACCGATCGGCGCGGTGGCTCGGGATCACGACCTCGGCGAGGTAGCGCGTGGCCGCTGACCCGAAGAGCGTCTGGCGGATCCGCGTGCGCTCGCCGGTCGCGCCGACTTCCTGCTTCTTCTTCCACAGAGCCTCGAGGGCAGCCCGCTGGTTGTCGAAGCCAGCCTGCTCGTACAGGCGACCGCGGTGCTTGAACCGATACTTGAACGAGCCGCGGTGGAAGTAGACGTTCTGGTGCTTCTTCATTTCTTCTTCGTCATGAGCTCAATCGCATCGATCTTGTCCCACTCGCCCTTCTCGGCGAGCTCACGGATCAGCCGAATGCAGCGGTCGCACTTTGTGAATCGACGGTCCCTCCGACCAGCACTGGCGTTCAGATCCTTACGGCGATATCTCTCCATAAGCGGACCGAGGACGACGCTAGCGGGCACGCCGTCCCGCCTCCAATTGCTCGCGCGCGTACGACTGACTCCATGACGTAAACGCTCCTCGGAGCCAAAAATCTCCACGGCGAGCTCGTACGGGACTCGCACGGAGTAGTGCGCCTCCGTCTTTCTCTTCACCGCCCGCTATTCTGGGCAGGTGATGTCCAAGTTTTGTGACGCTTACATCCACCGATTTCCCCGAAAAACCTTTCCTCGTGCAGCGTCATTGGACTATTGTTCGGAGGCGTTGTCCATAGAGTTTGAACATCGATCTTGACAGCGATAAGGAAAGTGAGCGATGATGCTCCACCAAACAGACGACGAGCAGTGCCGTACCGCCGGGTTCCGGCGGGACCCCTAGCGAGGCCAATGTCATGAGCGAAGTTTTCCGCACTGAGAATCTCCTCCTTGAGACCGTGTCACTCGCCGAGGCCGCAAAGATCTACGGCACCACGCCGAAGAATCTGCGCAACAAGCTCGCGCGCAACGAGAACGACTTCGGCGCGATCAAGGTGCTGGGCCGCTGGCGCGTGTACAAGGTGGCCGTCCAAGCAGCCTTGGTGCCAAAGTCGCCCAGCGGAGAAGTCTTCGTTTTTGTTCGCGGGATCCGCGCGAAGCTCGTGCCGATCCCCGATTGACCGGTCAAGCTCTGACCGGTCAATTAACCACTGCACTCTTTTCCTTTTGACTCTTGGTGAGTGAAATGAGATGCTCTTGTCAACGTGCAAGAGACAGGAGGTCGCGGATGAACGAGATCAAGGCGCAGTACCTCGCCGCGCTCGAGGCCGGCGACATCATCACAGCTGGTGAGATCGCGCTCGCGCACCCCGAGTTCCGGCTCGCCAGGTTCGTCGACATCCCGGTCGATCTCGAGCTCACCGACACTGGCCGCGCCGCGTGCGAGGCAGAGCGATCTTGACAACGTCTCGTTGGGTTCAGGTGTCACCGGAGGAGTTTCTCGAGGCACGCAACCAGTCCACGAGGCTCGGCTTCCTCACGCCGTGCGAGCCGCTCGACCTGAAGGAACATCTGCTCATGGTGTCGCGCGATCGTCGCGTGGGCTTCGCGATCTCTCCGCAGGGTGACCTGCAGAGCGTGTTCAACAACGGCGGTCCTCGTGGTGCCGATGCTGACGCAGTGCGTGAGGCCGTCGCCCTTGGCGCGCGAACGTGCGACATCTACGACGGCTTCTTGAGAGGGTTCTACGGCCGCTTCGGCTTCGTCGAGGTGAGCCGTGTGCCGTTCGATCCGACGCTCGCGCCGGCCACGTGGGACTACACGACGTACGGCACGCCCGACGTCGTCTTTATGCGGCGTGACTGACGAGCCGATTCTGTGGCCGACCCCGGACACGTTCAACAGAAAGAGCCGCAAGGCTATGACCGCCTCGACGAACAACTCTCGTCGTAGCGGTGGCGGCAATTCCAGTACTCCGGGGTTGGAGCAGGTTGCAGAGCTTCACGCAGGTATCTATCCGAGAGACATGCCGATAGAGCAACTGGCTCCGACGGCGAGGAGGATGGTCACATCGATCATGTCAATGCCCTCTCCATCTGTTCCGGCATCGGAGCCCAGAGCTTCGGCCTCCAGCGAGCCATCCCCGGCTACCGGACGGTCTGCTACGTCGAGGTCGAGAAGTTCCCGCAAGACGTCCTGCTCGCCCGCATGGCGGATGGACTCCTTGCGCCTGCTCCCATCTGGGGAGATCTCAAACGATTCGACGGGCGACCGTGGCGTGGCGCAGTGGATCTCGTCGTTGCTGGCTACCCGTGTCAGCCGTTCTCCTTCGCCGGACGACGGCAAGGAGCCGCGGACCCTCGACATCTCTGGCCCGATGTCGCACGCGTGCTACGAGAGACCAGAGCGCCCCTCTTCCTCGGCGAGAACGTCGCCGGACACCTGTCCCTCGGCTTCCGAGAGGTCCGAGAAGAACTGGAAAGCATGGGCTACTCGGTTGCGTCAGGACTCTTTACGGCGGCTGAAGTCGGCTCGCCTCACAAGCGGCAGCGCCTCATCTTCCTCGCCGTACTGGGGGATGTGGCCGACGCCAACAGCATCGCTGACGAACGACGGCGAGACACCAGAGAGTTTCGAGCGGCGGCGGCGGCTACAGGAGACGGGCGTCAACGGCAACGGAGCGGGGACGCCGCTGACGATCGCCGCGAAGATGTGGCAGACGCCGAGAGCATCGGACGGTCCTCATGGCGGTCCGAATGGCAGCAAAGGAGATCTGCCGTTGCCGAGCCAGAGCATCGCGGAGACGGAGAAGCTTTGGGCGACGCCGACGGCTCGCGACTGGAAGGACGGGGGGGCTCCGTCGATGAACGTGCCGACGAACTCCCTGCTTGGCCGCCAGGCCCCGAGGAGCATGACCTCTGGCGACGCATCATCGCCGTCCGACCCGACCTTGCGCCCGCGACTCCGGCTGAACCCCGAGTTCGTGGAGTGGCTGATGGGCCTGCCAGTCGGGTGGACAGTCCCGGTGCGCGGCTCGGTGTCCGCGTTCCGCGGCTCAAAGGACTCGGCAACTCCGTCGTCCCCGCGTGCCTCGGACACGCCTTCTGGCACCTAGCGGCGCTGCATCTTGACAACGTGCAAGTTACAGGAGACTGAGATGGGGCAATCGTCCGTCGACCGCTACCTCGACTCGAAGTCCGACAACGAGCTCGAGCGGCACCGCTGGCTGTTCGACATGATCCCGCACTCGCAGGAAGCGCTCGACGAGTCCGGCGACGCGAGGTTCCGGCACTGATGAACATGGTCTGCTACGGCGGCGGGACCAACTCCACCGCGATGCTCGTCGGGCTCTCCGGCGTGGTCGACGAGAAGAAGCGTCGCAAGGTCGACGTCATCATCTTCTCCGACACCGGCGGCGAACTGCCTGAGACGTACGAGTACGTCGAGTACTTCTCCCGCTGGCTCGTCGAGCACGGGATGCCGGCGATCACGGTCGTCCGCACCGTCAACCGTGAGGGTGACGTCATCACGCTCGAGGCCGACTGTCTACGGCGCGCGACGCTGCCGGCGATCGTCTTCGGCTGGAAGACGTGCTCTGAGCGCTTCAAGACGCGGCCGCAGAACAAGTTCATGAACAACTGGCCGCCGGCGAAGGCGCACTGGGCCACCGGGGACCGCATCACCAAGCTCGTCGGCTTCGACGCCGGCGAAGAACGCCGCGCGAAGCCCTTCGAGGACAAGAAGTACGTCGTCGACTACCCGCTCATCAGCTGGGAGTGGGATCGCGACGACTGCGTCGAGGCAATCAAGCAGGCTGGGCTCCGTTTGCCGGGTAAGTCGTCGTGCTTCTTCTGCCCGTCGAGCCGCGCCGTCGAGATCCTCAAGCTCGACGAGGAGGACAGCGAGTGACCGCCATCCGCACCGCCGTGCGCCGCCTGATGGACGCCGCGAACCACGGTCACTCACCCGAGGTGTTCGTGCGCCGGAGCGATCTCGAGCTTCTGCTCGCGACGTTCTTCGAGAAGCGGGAAGAGGCGCTGCGCAAATGAAGCAGCCCTGTTGCACCGTCTGCGGCTGCGACGAACGGATGCTGTGTCAGCGCTGCCGCGAGCGCCGCTGTCCGCACTGCGCCACGGTCCGCATGATCGAGGCGTGCCGGATGAACTCGTCTCCGACGACGAGCATGGAGCAGGAGGAGACCATCGATCTCTGGCCGGGTGGTTACATCCAGAGCTCCGACTACCGGCGCTCGAAGCTGCTCTCGGTCAAAGAGTCGTTCGTGCCGTCGTTCTGGTGCGAGAGCCCCCTGGTGATCGACATCAGTGTACCGCCGGCCCGCGCCTGACGACGCCGATCTCGCACGACTGTTCGACCGACTGAAGGCCGCCACCGACAAGCAGGAGGTGGTGCGCGGGCTGCCACCCGCCGAGTTTAAGGACTGGGTAGATCGCGCGACGCCGCACTTCGTGAAGCTGCGCGACGCGCTCGAGGCGGTGAAGAAGGAGCGCTACGGCCGCGTGCTGCGGACGTACTGGGAGTGGACGCACTGGCGCGATCTCGAGGACTACTACGTGCCTCCGCTCCAGGGCCCGCTGATCTGGTGGCCGCCGACGCTGCGCGAGCTCGCGTCGAGGCTGGGGCTGCTGCAGACGCTAGAGAAGTTCTCGGCATCGATGCGCGGCCTCGCGGCGCGCGAAGAAGAACTCAAGTAAAGGAGGGGGAATGCTCGCAAGACACCCGCTCGACGTCGCGCGTGACATCGAGCTCCCGGCGCGGGCCGGCGACCCTGAGACGTCGGCGCACTCGACGAACAGGAAGACGCTCGAGGAGCAGTATCACCGCATCCTCGTGATCCTGTCGGAAGGTCCGCTGACGGACACGGACCTGTACCTCACCTACCGTCTTCGCTTCGGCCTGATCTCGCCGTCGGGTCTGCGCACCCGGCGCTCCGAACTCGTGGCAGTCGGCAAGGTGGTCGACACGGGAGCGCGCAACACGCTCGCGTCCGGCCGGAAGTCCATCATTTGGGCGATCAAGGAGGTGAAGTAAGTGAAGATCGAGATCAAGCACAGGATCGAGACTGGTGAGACGT